TTGGTGAGTCTGTTCCTTACGGAGACGCACAAAAAGCAGCTGTAGCCATTACTGGCGTAGATAGATTTAACAAAACCGCTGTTAAAACTACGAATCAAAAGAGATTGAAAAAAACTAAGCTTAAGTTTCAGCCTGAATTCTTTGATAGATACGAAACATCTGTAGTAGCTACCGACTCTCAAATTGCTCAGTACGAAGCTACTGCTGCAGACAATATTAACTCCACTTTTCCATACAGAGCAAGAGTTGAAGTTATCGGTGATGTAAAGTTAAGACCAGACTTACCTGTGTACCTTACAGGCCTTGGAGCAACCTACTCCGGGTACTGGACAATTTTAAATACTGAACATTGCATTGTAGAAACCCAAAGAAACGTGTACACCTATACGACATTTTTAGAAATTGGAACCGATTCTCTGGGGGCAGCAACAAGTTGGACGGACAATAAAAACGTAACTTCTCCTCGTACAACCCCTACGAGAACTATTATTCCAAATGTAAGGCAAACAAAAGTAAAGCCGACTACTCAACTTCTAAAGCGTTCTATAACCCCGTCGCCTCAGTTAAAAGGAAGCTTTGGAACTTTAAATAACCGTACCAAGCCTGCTGCAGGATCTGTTAAAGTTAACCCCCCGGTCTGGAGAAGCACAACTACATCTTTAGAGCCAATAGTGCCAGAGGTTCGTAAACCGGCCTATGTTGTATCTAGACTGCAAAGGAAGGGTGTCCTCTAATGTCCTATGACAAAAGATACTACGGTATCTATGAAGGGTTTGTTCAAGATTTTGATGACCCCGAAAACAATGGAAGAGTACGACTAACAGTGCCACAGGTTACAGGTGAGGTTGAGTGGACTGGCTGGGCCCCAAATGCTGGTGGGGGTTCTATATCTCAAATTAACTACCCATATGGAACTTTTTTAACTACCGCAAACCAAACTGTCTCTGCTGCTAATACTGCTACTGTAGTTAATAACTGGGTAGAGGGTGACGCTAACAAAACCTACTTAAATGGAACAAGATTATACGTAGAAGAGTCCGGAGACTATATGTTTTTATTTTCTACGGTGTTTACAAAAAATGGCGGGTCCTTGACAACTGCTGATATGTGGTTAAGAAAAAATGGAGTAAATTTAGAAGATTCTAATACTAGAGTCACAATAAGCGGAAACAATGCGGAGACTCTTATGACTGTTTCTTTTATACTAGATCTGGATGCAGGAGACTACATAGAGCTAGTCTTTTCCTCACCTGAGTCATCTACAAAACTTACATACTTTGCGGCGTCTACTGGCCCAACAAGGCCAGCCATGCCAGGCGTTATAGCTACGTTAAACTTGATAGGAAAATACAAACCACAGCCAGGTCAAAGGGTTTGGGTTATGTACATCGCAGGAGACCCTAACTTTCCAGTATGGATGGGAGCACAAGCATGACAGAGAAAGCTATATCACTTCCTTTTGGTTTTAATGAGAGCGGGGGCATCTCGTTTACTACCGACATTAAAAAGATATGGCAAGACCGTATTGTCATAGCTGTTATGACCAGCCTTGGAGAGCGGGTAATGCAGCCTACATACGGTAGCGACGTTAAACTAGCTACATTTGAAAACATAGAAAACGCTACTGTTGTAATCAAGCAAGCTACAACTATTGCTTTTTCTAGATGGCTGTCTCAATTGTCCTTGACAGATGTAAAAGCTGTGTTTGATGAAGCGGAGTCAACCCTTAATATTGAGGTCACCTATAACTATGGGGCAGCCCTTGACGACACTGTAACGATAAAAACCGCTATCCTTAATAGGTCTGGAGAGATACTCTTGGAGGTACCAAATGTCTAATAGCTTTATTCCACAGGTCGACTACACGTCTAGAGACTACGCCGCATTGCGCGAGGACATGCTTGCGCTTATTCCTAACTATGCGCCAGGATGGACTAACCGAGACCCTTCAGATTTTGGCATGGTCTTAGTTGAGCTGTTTGCTTACATGGGCGACCTTCTTAACTACTACATTGACCGTTCAGCAAACGAAGCCTTTATTACAACCGCTAGCCAGCGAGATAATGTGCTACAGCTTGCTAACCTTTTAAGCTACGTGCCTACAAGCCGTACAGCTTCAACAGTAACTTTAACATTCCAGAACAGCACTGGAGCGGCTATTACTGTGCCTGCTCTTACTCAGGTAGCCACTACTACTATTTCTAGTGCAACCTCTTCTCAAATTGTATTTGAAACTAATGCCGCTGTAACTGTCCCAGCAAAAGTAGGTTCTACAAACGGTTCTGCTACTGTTACAGCTACACAAGGTGTCACCATTACAACCGAAGGCCCTACCGACCCTAGTGGAAACGGTGTTGGAACTTCTGACGGATCGGTCAACCAAACCTTCCAACTCGCAGAGAATCCTGTAATTAACAACAGCATTGAAGTTGTTATCAATGGCGTTAACTACACACAGGTCCAGTACTTAATTGATTACAATAGCTTTGATCCAGTTTTTTCTGCAACAACAAACGCGGCAGGGACAACCTTTATAACCTTTGGTGACAACGTAAGCGGTCGAATTCCTCCAAATGGAGCAAAAGTTTATGCAACCTATAGAGTTGGCGGAGGTATAGAGGGCAACGTTGCTTCAAACACAGTTAAATTTGTTTTAACTAATGCGGTTTCTGGGCTAAGCGTATCTAACCAAGATATTAGTGTTTCTGGGGACGGAGCTGCAAAAGGCGGAGCAGATGCAGAGTCTACTGACGACATTCGCATTAATGCTCCAAAAAGCGTTCGTACTTTAAACCGTGCGGTTTCTCTGAGAGACTACGCTGAACTGTGTATTCAGGTAAGTGGAGTAGCTAAATCTATATCCGTGGCTGACGTATACACTAGTGTAACTGTTTATTTTGCTCCTTTTGGAGATAAAGGAGTTCAAACAGATGGTGTTACTCCATCTACGGTATTTAATAACCTTAAAACATCAGTTCTTGATTACCTTGTAGACAGAGTTCCAGCAAATACAACCGTTACTTTACAACCGCCTTCATATGTGCCAATTGATTTAAATATCAGCATTACTGTGCTACCACAGTACAAGCAATCACTGGTCCAGTCTGCTGTAGAAGAAACCGTTCTTTTACTGCTTGATTTTGCCAACGTATCATTTGCTGATCGTATTACTATTCAAGACATCATGACAGCTATTAGCTCTGTAAATGGAGTTGCGTATGCAAACATTACAAAGTTAGTTCGTCAAGACCGAGTCAATACAAAAACAATAACTAACAAAGCCCTTACTTCAAACGTAGCAACGTTAACAACAAGCGTTGCCCATGGATTTACAGTAGGGCAAACAGTTCTTGTAGAAAACGTAGACAGCACATTTAATGGCACGTTTGTTGTTACAGCGGTTGGTAGTACAACTACATTTAGCTATTCTCAAGTTGCTGCTAACGTAACTTCTGCTTCAGCAACTGGATCGGCAACAATCTTAGTTGTGGCAGACGTAGTATGTGGCACTCCTGAAATTCCAGAAATTGGTGACTTAACGCTTACCGCTAGCGGAGGAATCATAATCTAATATGTCACGCTATGGTATTGATTACTACGGTAATAGTTTTTATGGAGCTAGTAGCTTAATCTCTTTTGATGCTACGCCATTTACAGCTATTGGATCTAACTACGGTGAGATCACCTTAGACTGGCTTAGCCCTGCAGGTTCATGGGCTAAGATACGTTTAGTAAGAAACTCCTATGGGTTTCCCATAACACCGTTTGATGGCGTAACCTTACTATCAGTATTTAAAAACAGCGATCCAACATCATATGTAGACACATCTGGCCTTTCTGAAGGCGCGTTCTATTACTACTCAATATTTGTTTTTGAAACCACTCAGTACTCATGGATCAGGGCTGGAGATGCTGTCGGTTTATCCGTAAAGAACCATGGAAACAACGTACGAATGTACTCGTATTTGCCAGAGGTTATGAAAGTTGAAAAGGTCTACACAGTAGACACTAACCTAAACAACCCTGCATTATCTAGTGTTT